CTAGCTTTATCATTCTCTACAAAAAATTCTTCTGTTACATTAACACCACCAGGGGGATCAACCAATTCATTCAAAACAGTTATATTTCTTACTGGGAGTGGAGAACCATCTTCAATAAAAGCATACTTTCCTTCAATATAAGATGTTGCTGTTACTGCATAATTATCTTTATCTTCAGTAATACCTACAACTCTCCATTGAGTAGTTTGTAAGGTTGTATTCTCTAAAATCCAAACACTATTAGAATTTGGAGCGGTATTAACTAAATTACCACTTGCATCTTTCATTTGAAAATTCTCACCACTTGCCAGTGTTATTACCGCACCACTTATTAAATCTACATTCTTAGTGCTAACTGTTCCATCAGGCATTATTACGCTAATTGTTGGACTATTTGTGGCATCTAAATCTGTCTCAGATGTATTATCAACTGTTACTGTATTTGTTGTTGCAGAACTAATTCTGCCTCCTCTTCTAACGCCTGCTTTTACTGGATCACTTACTTCAATAACCTGTCCTGGTCTAACAATTACTCCCTCTGCTAAACCAGTTGCAAAATTTATTGTTTCTGTAGCGTTTTGTTCTTCAAAAAGAATGAATCTTCCTAACCTTCTAGCTTGATTTCTTGATGTACAAGCAAAACCTGTAATTTTTTTATGGATAATTCCATATTTATTTTTTGCAGTGGTATCTTCAACGGTTTCAAAGTTTAACTCCTGATTTTCCATGTCAAAATAGGACACGGATACAACAGTAGATCTTGTTTTTAAACTCGTTCCAGAATATACAAAGCCTTCGGCTGTAACATTTGAAAGATTAAAAAGATAACTAGGATCTGTAGGTCTATCTTGAGTAAGAGTAAGAGATCCTGCACTCCAAAATGTCATACCTCTCATGACAGAACTAAGAGCCATTACTGTTTTAAAAGCGTCTTGTCTTGTCTGTAAAACTATATTGCAACTAAATCTAGGTTCTTGTCCTCCATCTCCATCATCAACTAATTCAGAACAATAAACAGAAGCACTGAAGAAAGCGAATTTATCAAGTTGAGTTTCAGTTATATGATCCCCTAATCCAAAACGACTATTTGTTAACAGATCAAACAATATCCAAGCAGGATCACTTGTCCAATGTTTTGTTGTAGTAAGCGTTCCATTAAATGTTCCGCTATAAGTTAGTCTTCCATTCGTTTGATCTACAGTTGCATTATGTGGAATCTTAACCTTAACACCACGGATTCGATACATACGATCTGGGATCGTTGGAAACTGCTCAGCATCAAAACGTAAGTAAAGATGAGCTATATCTGGATAAGGTCTTTGCTCATCTATTATTTTGGTAAAAGATGTCCATGAAAATGTATCAGTGATCCGCTCACTGGTACTATCAGCAGAATCTCTACCAACAGTTACCTGTATTGGAAAAGAAGCATTATCTTTAATAGGTATTAAAAAATCTCTACTATATGAACTCCTTGATTTTCCCCTAATAGTAAACTCTGAATTATTTGTAAGATTAAAGAAAAGATTACCAAACAAACCAGAAGGTAAGATTGTAGGTCCATCACTATCAGTATTTTTATTAAAAAGACTTACAGTTCCATCGTTTTCAGTGATTTTTATAAATACATCAACAGAAGTTCCTATATTTTTTCCATCTTTTTCGTTTATATTTATAAGTGCGTTAAATCTAATTGTAACCCTGATCGCGTCAATATTTGACTCAGTTATAGTTCTAGTAACAGGTGAAGCATTAGTTACTTCAACCCCGACAGATTCTTCATTTTCAATATCACTTATAGCTTTTATAAATGTTTGATTTGACGTTCCGAAACGAGGCTCAAATTTAATACCTTTAAAATTAAAATCAGCTTCCGTAATATTACTTGAATTGGCACTGGGTCTAACAATGGGTGTCGATGATAAAAATATATCTTTTAAAGCTGCTTTATTATAAGCTTCAGTTCCTTTTGTTAATCCTGCTGCCGATGGAAAACCTTCAATTTCTCCTTCACTTATTACTTCAAGAAGATTTATAGCTTGTTTACTTTGTATAGAGTCTAAAGCTATTGTTGCTGTAGCATTACCACCACCACCACCACGATTAAACCATTTAAAAGGGTTTAACTGAATTTCTTTACGTCCCGCTCCAGGATGTATTTCAGGAACTTTAAACATAATTAACCTGAGAAGTCATCTGTATCAATACCGCCTGATATGACAAGCGATCCAGTAAATATTTCACCATATACAACTGGTATAGCAACACCAGCCCTTATAGTATTCTGTATCCCGTTAAATGTAAAACTTGTTGGATCGTCAGAAGCACCGCCAAGTTCTTCTGTTGGAGTTAACATTTGTGCTGCACCTGTTAATGCCAAATATAAACCAACATTTGCAGTGGTAACAGCTAGAAGACTAGCCCCTGCTGATCCTGCTGTAAAACCACCCAAACCTAATGCTGGTGCTGCCCCAGGTGCAAACACAGCAGCACCAATAAGTACTGCTCCCAAAAGAAATCTTCCTATTCCATCTCTTGCTCCCATAACAACTGGAACTATTTTTATTTCCTGACTTCCTATTGGAATATCTAATTCAGTCTCACTAATCTCATAATCCCCTACTTTCACACAATAGCTCTGCTTCATCATATGAGATTCCAAACTAGGAAAATTAGCAATTAGAAATTTAAAAGCATCTGTAGGTGATGATATCTCGGCTTCGAATGTACGTTCTCCTAAAAATCGAGCTAATCTTCCATAAACTTTTATTTTACTGAGCATAGCGATACCTCTTCTTAGTACAGTCTATATGCTCTTTATCATATAGTTCCCTACAGCTAAGTCTTTTCACACAATGTTGAAGAATAGTTTGATTACCTAAATACAGAGCTACATGGTTTAATTTACCTGTATTTGTTGTGTCCATAAGAAGAACATCACCCTCTTTCAAATCTACCGTATTTTCTAGTTCAATAAAACCTGTTGATGATGCAGCATATTCAAATAATGGATTATTACTAAATTCTTTAGGACTTTTAGGCCTTTCCCAATGTTTTAATTTTATATTTTTTTTCTCTGCATACCAATCATGTATTAAGCTCCAGCAATCCTGCACTCCCCAGACCCATTCTCTACCAATTAATCCTTTCTTATAACTAGAGGGTTTCAAGTAATGCCATTGTTCTGTTTCTGGAGTAACAATATAAAAAGGTAAATCTAAATATTCACAACTTGCTAAGTCAGCATCACTAGGGTACGGAGGATGATTCGGATGACTATGTATTACTGCTATAACTTCTCCCTCATCTTCAGCTTTTATCCAATCATCAGGATCTAAAATAAAATATTCTCCTTTATCTTCAGCTATATTTTTACAGG